CGACATCGAACATGTTCAATGTCCGTTATCAAATGTCATTACATGACTATTTTGGTATAAATCGATCTACCCACTATGGGGTTGGATTGGGACTCGCATCTTATGATTCAACTAAAAGTTTTATTAATTTAGTTGAGCAATTGTTCGACACAGAGAAAAACTTTCGTTTTAGTAAAGTAACAAACAAACTATATGTTGACATGAACTGGGAAGAAGATATAGACATAGGTGATTATATTTTCTTCGAAGCGTATGCAAAATTAGACCCAGTAACACACACTGAAATTTATAATGATAGGCTGCTCAAGGAGTATGTCACCGCACTCATAAAACGACAGTGGGGTGCAAACTTATCTAAGTTCGATGGAGTTCAGTTGCCTGGTGGTGTGACCATTAGAGGTGCAGAGATTTTCAGTGAAGCGAACGAAGAGGTTAGAAACATCGAGGAGAGAGTGCTTCAAGAGTATGAACTCCCTGTTGATTTCTTCATAGCGTGAGGTAAACTATGCCTAGGAATCCCTATTTCAAAGATTATACAGGTGAGCAAAACGTCACTGAAGATATCACCATTGAGATGATTCAAACAATGGGTCGTGATATGGTTTATATTCCAAGAAACAGGGTTAGCAAAGATGATTTGTTCGGTGAAGACATCTCTACAAAGTTTGATTCTGGATTTGATCTAGAGATGTATGTTCAAACAGTTGACGGTTTTGAAGGAGAAGGCGATGTTATCTCACAGTATGGTTTACAAATCAAAGATAGGATGGAATTGATCGTTGCTCGTAAGCGTTTTGAAGAAGAGGTAAAGGTTTTTACTGGTCAGGAAAGACCACTTGAGGGTGATCTAGTTTTCTTTCCTCTCTCAAAGACTTTATTTGAGATAAACTTTGTTGAACACGAGAACCCTTTTTATCAATTAGGTAAACTCTACACATATAGATTATCATGTGAAATATTCACTTACGATGCAGGTCAAGAGTTAGATACAGGTATCGCAGATGTAGATCAAATCGAAGACGATATCAAATCACTTAGTGGTAATGACGTTACGATTAATGATACTGTTGACGGAACATCTTCAGGTGACAATGATACATTCGATACTCTAGATGACGACATCTTTGATTTCAGTGAAACTGATCCGTTCTCGGAGGGTGGTTACTAATGTTTCGTCCATTTTACAATGAATCAATTCGTAAACTAATCGTAGCGTTTGGATCGTTATTTAACAACATCCGTATATCAAGCACAAACTCTAGCGGCGATGAGCAGTTCATAAAAGTGCCTCTCTCATACGGTCCAAAAGAAAAGTTTATTCGACGTATCGAGGAAGATAGTTCTATTGGTAGTAACAGTAAAGTCCAAATGACTCTACCTCGTCTTGGTTTTAATATCACAGATATGACATATGATGGGTTACGAAAGAGAAACACTTTACAAAAGAAGTATCACTTTCCCACAGGATCTACTGGTGGATTACCTGCGTATGAATACTCTGAGGTTCCATACAACTTTAATATATCGTTGTATGGGTTCACTCGCTCAATGACTGACGCACTACAGATCACAGAACAGATATTACCTTATTTTACTCCAGAGTTTACAGTAACTGTCAACTTCGATAAGGATAAACATCCTAAAGTTGACATACCCATAACACTTAACAATGTAACGATTGAAGAGGAGTATGAGGGCGATTTAGAAGAAAGAAGAAGAATAACCACACAATACGATTTTACACTCAGGTCATATGTGTTTGGAGAAACAAAACGTCAAAATATTATTCTTTACACTGAGTCTACATTCTTTGAATTAATCGGAGATAATCATCTTAGGTCTGGACCTACAGGTGCTATTAGTAGAGTTGACGTTGGTGTGAGTGGTCCGTCAAGTGGAGCGGGTGGATTTAGTGCAGGTAACTTCATTACATACACGAACACTTACACAAGAGGACCATCTGGTACAGGTTTCACTGCTGGAACAAGATATATTGACTTTGAAGGTAATACATATGAGGGTGCAACATTTAACCCACCCAATCCATAAGGAATGAATGATGAATGAAAAAAATGTAGAGGGTATATCAAAAGCACTCGATGTTGACTACGAGGAAAAAGAAACCCCAAAAAATGAGATGGTCAAAAAGATCGATAGTCTTCCTGTTTCGAAGGATAGACTCGATAAAGATCTAGGTAATGATTACAAACATGTTCGTGGTAATCTAAGAGATCTTATTGATGTGGGTCAGGATGCAATTGATGGTATATTAAGTGTTGCACAAGATAGTGATTCGCCTAGAGCGTATGAGGTCGCAGGTCAAATGATCAAAGCGGTAGCAGATATGAATAAAGATTTGATGGATCTTCATAATAAGATGAAGGTGATTACAAAAGAAGAGACTACGATTAATCATAACACCAACAACTCAATCTATGTCGGATCTACTAGCGACTTACAAGATCTCATCAATCAATCTAGGAGTGCAAAAAAGGCACTTAATATTGTTGATGAGGTAGAAGATGACGAGTAAAAAACAAGGTTACTTAGGTAACGAAAATTTAAAAGCATCTGGTGTGGATATTGAATTCACAAAGGATCAGATCAAGGAATACATCAAGTGTTCTCAAGATCCAGTCTATTTTGTAGAAAAGTATGTAAAAGTTGTGTCTCTCGATGAGGGTTTAGTGCCTTTTGATATGTACGATTATCAAAAAGATATTGTTGATAAGGTACACAATAATAGATTTGTCATAGCAAAGTTACCAAGACAGTCTGGTAAATCCACTACAATCGTCTCCTACATCCTACACTATGTGCTTTTTAATCAAAGCATGAATGTAGCGATCCTTGCGAATAAACAAGCAACCGCACGCGAGATATTGAGTCGTCTGAAACTCGCTTATGAATATCTGCCATTGTGGTTACAACAAGGTATCGTAGAATGGAATAAGGGATCTATCGAATTAGAGAATGGATCTAAAATTGTTGCATCTGCGACTTCATCATCAGCGATTCGTGGTGGATCGTTTAACATGATCTTTCTTGACGAATTTGCTCACGTTAGTTCTGGTATTGCGGAGGAGTTCTTTAGTTCGGTGTATCCAACTATTACCTCTGGTCAAAGCACTAAGGTTCTCATGGTTTCTACACCAAATGGACTCAACTTATTTTATCATTATTGGAGAGGTGCGACAAAGGAGTTAGGAGAGGAGGGTAAGAACGAATACATTCCCATTGAGGTGCATTGGTCACAAGTTCCGCTATATCCAGGCGGTCCTCTTCGTGGTGAAAAATGGAGAGAAGAAACTATCGCTAATACAAGTGAGCAGCAGTTTCAATCTGAGTTTGAATGTGACTTTGTTGGATCACAGAATACTCTCATATCATCGCTTAAACTAAAATCACTATCTTGGATCAAACCTCTTGAAAAGTCAAATGACGGATTGAGCGTATATGAACAACCACAAGAAAATAGACAATACTCTTGCGTGGTCGATACATCACGGGGTCAGGGGTTAGATTACAGTGCGTTTGTTATGGTTGATGTTACCGAGACTCCATACAAAGTCGTAGCAAAATATAGAAATAATATCATATCCCCACTTGTGTATCCGACTGTGATTCGATCTGTATGTGAAAAGTATAACAAAGCCTTTTGCTTAATTGAAATCAATGACATAGGCGCTCAGGTCGCAGATGTTTTGTATCAAGACTTAGAGTACGATCACGTTTACATGACACAAAATAAAGGTCGTAAGGGTCAAGTTGTTGGTGGTGGTTTTGGTGGTGGGGGTAATCAGTTTGGTGTTCGAACAACAGGTCCAGTTAAAAAACTAGGTTGTTCGGTTCTTAAAAGTCTCATCGAAGAGGACAAACTCATAGTTGAAGATATCGACACAATAAACGAGTTGACAACATTTATTGCAAAAAGACAATCATTCGAAGCAGATGACGGACATACTGATGATTTAGTTATGTGTCTCGTTTTGTTTGCATGGTTAACGAGACAAGATTACTTCAAAGAGATGATGAATACAGATGTTCGTAAAGAAATATATGGAGATCAGATTAAACAAATTGAAGATGATTTGTTACCCGATGGGTTTTTCGATAATGGAGACAGTGTTGAGATGGGAGAGTATGACGGACAAGATCGATGGTTTTGACTTGTAAATTAGCAAAACTATAAATATCAAGAAGCGTTTCTATTGATGAAGTCTTAAAAGGAGAAGAAAATGCCATTTAGCATCAGCCCATCTGTTACAATCACAGAACGAGATCTTAGTTCGATTATTCCACAAATCGCAACCACAACGGGTGCATTTGTTGGTCGATTTGATAAAGGACCAGTCGATACCATTGTAGATATTGACAGCGAAAGAACATTGTCTGAAGTTTTTGGTAATCCATCACCCGATGAAAGAGGTGTTGATTGGTTTGTTGCTGCAAACTTCTTAAATTACAGTGATAAATTGAAAGTTGTTAGAGTTGATGAGAGTGATGGTGCATTCTACGCTGGAGCATTTGGTGGACTGACTGCTGCTAGTCTGGAAAATGGACAAGCATATTGTGGCGCAGGAACTAGTGGTGGATTTTCAGTCGCAACGGCAGATCGAGCAAATCTGACCGCAAAAGAGCCTGGTGTTTTAGGAAACGGTCTTAGGGTTGTTGTTTTCCCCGCAGGAAACGACCCATTCGAAACAAACTTAAACTCTGATGATTTAGGATTTAGTGGTGGTGTTGGCACTGCCTTGAATATTCCTAATTTTGATCCTCAAGCGGAAGCAAATTTATTCTCGTATGTTCCGACTACAACTGCAAAAGTTAAAGAATCTGTTGATAATGGTATCTTTACGGGCGGAATAACTCAAGATGAAGTTCACTTTGCTGTGATTGATCAGTTGGGACTGTATAACGAAACGAGTGGTG